CTCAGAAGCAAATAAAGGTAAAAAATTAAACAAACCATTTCGCACTCCAGGAGGACCTAAAAAGTTTTCAGTTTATGTTAAAAACGAAAAGGGGAATGTCGTAAAAGTAAACTTTGGAGACCCTAACATGGAAATCAAGCGTGATGACCCAGGGCGCCGAAAAAACTTTAGAGCTCGACATAATTGTGCAAATCCCGGCCCTAAAACAAAAGCTCGTTACTGGAGCTGTAAAATGTGGAGTAAAAAAAGCGTAACAAAAGTCACAAAAGGAGAAGAAGAAAATGTAGATGAAGTTGAAAAACCTGCGGAGGATTCATCCGACGCTTCTGCTTCAAATTACATGGAAAAAGCGTTCATGGATCATTGCGCCAAATATGATGAAGATCTTGTCAATACAGCTGGCATGGATAAAGACAAAACCTATGCGGCTTGCGCGATACAATATAAAAAAATGAAAAGCTCTTTATATGAAAAAGGAGAAGCTGGACTAACTGAAAAGCAAAAAAAATTACCAAAACCAATTCAAGATGCTATCTTAAAAAAGCAAAATGAAGACATGAAAGAATCCGAATCAGGTCTTTGGGAAAATATTCGCAAAAAGAAAAAAAGAATGGGGAAAAACTATAAACCCGCAAAACCTGGAAGCAAAGATCGTCCAAGCAAAAAAGCTTGGGACAAAGCTCAATCAGCGGATGAAGAAAAAGATTTTAAACCTCATATGATGTATGACCCCAAAACAGGAAAGGGTTATAAAGCAAATACTTTAGAGGATCATTTAAAAATGAAAAAAATGGGGTATACCCATGAAAAACCAAACTCCTCAAAAAGTGGGCATCATGAAAAAAAATAAGCCATGGCAAGGGCGCAGAATTTTCATAAGGTCCGCCTAACCACAAGCAACAATCAGCAGTACGACCTTTTACTTGAAGAAATTCACGGCAATTTATATGCTGACAATGTACTTGTATTAACTGAAGCAAATATAATAAAATATAAACCTTCTGTTAATTTAGAAGGAAATTCTGTTTCCAGGGGAGACATCATAGACCCTCCTTCAGAAGCGCCAGTTGTACGCAGTGGATCTCCCAGATATAAGATTGTTACAAACGATAATGTTTGGAGGCAGATTATTATGGCAGAAGTCTCTAGGCAATCAGGTAATCCCCAGGATTCTTTTATAGAAGATGATTTTTACTATATATGTATAGAAGGAACTCGCTGGGGAAGAATACCTCTAGTTGATTCAGACTTTTATTCATCCAATACATTTTCGCCAAACTTTCATTTTGATAATGATTATATATATGTTTTAACATCGGAAGGTTGGAAAGAAGCTCCTCTCGCATATGCAGAACCAGAATTACCTACGTCCGAAGTTGTTGCTGGAGATGTTTATATTGAAGAATCTAAGTACAGAATAGTTACAAGCTCTAATAACTCAAGACAAATGGCTATGGCGGAAACAGTTCGCTCTGCAGGTAATCAAGGAGACTTGGATAAAGACGACTTCTTTTACTATGTTTGCATAGAAAATACGAGATGGGGAAGAATACCGATTATTGATGCAGAATATTCTCCCGTAGATTATGATTCAGATGGATTCGATTACGATGATGATTTTATATATGCGGACACAAGTCAAGGATGGAGAAATTCTCCAGTTGTATATTGGCTAAACGACAAAAATGTATCAACCACAGAGATAACAATTAATAACTTACCTTCATCCCAACCATCAACTAGCGGTCAAGTTTGGAATAATAATGGTGTATTAGCTATAGCATAATATATCAAAATGGCCAGAATACAAAGTTTTAACAAAATTAGGTTAACTACCAGTAATGATACTGCAAAAAATATAATTTTGCAAGAAATAGAGGGTAAACTGTATGTTGATGACGATGAAGTTTTAACGATTGAGTCTATAGATGACAACATACTCACGACAACCACTGAAAATAATACAACAATTCTTATGCTTGAAAATTTACCAACCTCTGACCCAAATACTGCTGGTCAACTATGGAACAATAATGGCGTAATCGCCGTAAGCAATGGATAAAAATCTTGACCGCAATTCCCATATTTGCGACACAAAAGATAGGGTTGTTTTAATTTTATCTCATTTCTGGACACCTATCAATATTACTACTGCAAGAGAAGGTATAAGAAAATTAATTTCATGCGGATCAACACGTTTACAAGATCCAACCGTTCTTGCATTAAGTTTCTCTGGAGAGCCTTTGACATGGGAAGATTGGGTGAACCCAGAAAGATCAAGTTATTATAAAAACCAACCATTTTTATGTTCCTGCAAAAGATTATATCCAGTTCCAACAATATTATTAACTACTTCTAAATGGGCATATCAAACCAAGCAAAAGCCGAACTTAAGGTATTTATACAAAAGATATAAAGGTCGATGTCAAATATGCGGAGACAAACATGATATCAGCAATATGAGTATAGAGCATATATATCCAAGATGCAAAGGTGGGACAAAGGAGAGTCATAATGTCACTATTACGTGTAAAAAATGCAACTGCAAAAAAGCTGCAATTTATCCTTATAAAAATTATAAAGGTGAAAACCTTAAGCCTTCTAATCCGTTCCCCTTCTTTTACCCCTTTCAAAATGAAAGGCCTGAATGGAAAAATTTTCTTTTTAAAAAATAATTGGCATAACTTTTGCAATAATAGGTTATTATACTTTAACCCTTAACAAATATATAACTATGGCATATTACTTTAAAAAAAATTATAGACCAAAATCAACAAAATCAACAATGAACAGTTTGCTAAACGATCTATTCCTTAATTTTTCATCATCAGATGATTATGAATTTTTCAATGAACTCGATGACTATCCTGTGCAGGCAAATGTTTTATCAAAAGAAAACGAAGTTTTAATCGAGCTTTTAACCCCTGGCATTCCCAAAGAAGATATCAATATTGATTGCGAAAAAGGAAAATTAATTGTCTCATACAAAACCCCAAAAGAAATCTCTGTAGAAGGAGAATACATTCAACAACAAATATTTAAAGATGGATTTAAAAACACATTTAAATTAAACGGAGAAGTAAATGAAGATAAGATTTCCGCAAAAATGAACAATGGTATATTAGAAATAAGAATTCCAAGAAAAGAAAATAAATCTAAAAATAAAATAAAAATTACTTGACATTAGTGATTAAATGATTTATAATTATGAGTTTTAATTATGAAAACCAAACTACTAACAGTTACTGCTCTTGTAGCAGCTTTATTTATTAACGCAGTCCATGCTGGATCAGGCACCGTTTCCTTGGGTTATGGCACCGATACATTTAGCAAAGGTTCGCTTTTGACAGAAGAAAGTATTTCAGCTTCGGTATCTTATGGCGCGCAAATCGGAGGCTTAAATGTTGAAGGCTCTGCCTCGTCTGTCGATGAGTTGTCTGACGGACAAAGTGTTTATACATTTTCTGGAGGCGTTTCCAACGCAATTGGAGAATTATTAAATGTTTACATCGGAATTCAACATGAAGAAATTATTGACGGAGGCAGTCAACTTGATGCGGCACTCAGCATTAATCTTGATTACGCTCTATCTCCATATTTTTTGATTTTAAGAGATACGAGCGATGATAACTATGTTTTTGAAGGAGGAATTTCTCATAAGTTTGATCTAGATTTCGCAGATTTAACCTTAGCAGGTTCTCTGGGAAATGCAGATAGATATGGTATTGAGGATAATGATTACCACTCACTTGGAGCTTCTTTATCAAAGAACCTATCCGAATCAGTAGGAGCTTCCATTGGTTATACTCGTGTAAACTCAGATTCTATTGACGGAGAAGATTTATTATCTGCAGCATTCACTTTGTCTTTCTAATTTAATTATGAAAAATACAATAGATACAATCAAAAATTACGCAGGAGGAGTTACAAGCGTCCTGCTCTCTATTATCGGATTGCTCGTTGTCGCACAAGTTGTGTTTGGCGAAGGAGCACCCATTAACGTTATTGGCAACCTTCAAGAGGTAGTCGCAGGTTTCGTAGGGCAAGGAGCCTCTCTTGCAGGAGTAATCACGCTATTACTTATTGTTGCGCTTTTTAAGCAAAAAGATTAATAAAACTTTAATTATCTAATTAATGTTCATACAGCCACCCAGAAATGGGTGGCTTTTTTTGCGCGATTTATATGAAAATTTCTTGACAAGCAATCAAAATAGTGTAATATCATGATATGAAAAAACTACTTTTATTATTAATCTCGTCTTTTTATTGTCTTGGAGATACATTATACTTTAATAACGGAAAAGACTTGAAAGGAGATATTCTTGAAGCGAATGCGACTCACGCTTTAATAAAAAGAGCAAGTGATCTACAATTATTTAGAATAGCAATAGATTCTCTTACAGAAGATAATCAAGCTTATATCAAAAACAACTTCCCGCCAAGCCACGAAGCTTTGCCGAAATTTAAAAAACCACTATCAGATAAAGATTTAAATACCCATGCAAGATATATTGATAGTTTAATTGAAACAAAATTACGATCATATAACCTCAAACCAAACAAAGAAGTTGATGATGCTACATTTTTGCGCAGATCTTATTTAAAGGTTATCGGGAGAACTCCGTCGTTAACGGAAGTAGACACCTTTTTAAATAGTAAAGGCAAAAACAAAAGATCAAAATTAATAGATCAACTATTAGGCAGCGAAGGGTATGTGAGTCATTGGTTTAACTTTTGGGCTGATATATTAAGAATAAAAGATAGATTAAATAATAGAGTATCAGGTATACCATATAAAAATTATGTAAAAGAATTTATATCAAACAATAGACCATATGATGTTTGGGTAAGAGAAATGCTTTCTTCATCTGGAGCTTTATGGGAAAGAGGTAATGAAGGAGTTAGTTACTTTGCGCGAGATGTAAACATGCCCCTCGACAATATGGCCAATACAGTTCGCATCTTTCTTGGCACTAGTCTTGAATGCGCCCAGTGCCATGATCATCCATTTGATCGCTGGACACAAAAACAATTCTACGAAATGGCTGCGTTCACAAGCGGTTCGACAAATCTAAGAAGAAGAGGTGTTGATAATTTAGGTCAATTTAATAGATTGGTTAATACAGAACAAAGAAGGCTAGAGCAAGCAGGTGAGCCGCAAAAATCTAGACAGCTAAGAAATGAATCTAGGGGCATTCAAGACATTCTTCAAACAGGCTTAGATAGTCTGGGTTCAGGAAAAATTAATTTACCAAATGACTATCAATACGACAACGCAAAGCCAAGCGAAACATTATCTGGAAAAACAATTTTTGGAAAAGAAATCGACATAAAAACAAAAGCCCCTCAAGCAGGGTCTCGAGAAATATATGCAAATTGGCTTGCAACAGATTCGAATCCTAGATTTACAGCTGTTATTGTAAATAGGTTATGGAAAGAAGCTTTTGGACTAGCTTTAATTGAGCCAATTGATAACATGTTTGATGATACATTAGCTACAGATCCAAAACTTCAGCTACATTTGGAAAAAGTTATGGTAGCTTTAGATTACGATTTAAAAGAGTTTTTAAGGGTATTATATAACACAAAAACTTTTCAGCGTCAATCTGTAATAAGAGATGTTATCCCAAAAGATAATAAAGATCAGTCTATGCCTGTAGATGTAAAATGGATTATCGCAGGACCAAATTCTGAAAAACAATCTCACAACGCTATTCCATATTTCTATCAAGGGCCAATGCTTGAAAGAATGAGTGGCGAACAAGTCTGGGATTCATTAGTAAATTTAACGTTTAACGATATAGATTCCAGAAAACTTCAGCAAAACACAAAAGGCTACGAAGACTTTCAAAACTTTTCGGCAATGACTGGCGAAGAATTATTTCAAGATCTTATGGCCAAAATAAATAAAACCGAAAGGCCAAAAACAGCAAATAAACCAAAATTCACAGAACCAATAAATACAGATTGCCCAATTAAACCAGGCAGAGCTATTGATCCAACTTTATTAGCTCTTAATGAAAACGGAGAGACGGTTGCATTTTGCTGCGAATCTTGTGTTGATAAATTTAAATCCCAGCAACAAACCAAGAAAGACGATTACAAACAAAACTTCGTGAAAGACCGCAATTCTGTACGAGCCTCCGAATTACCCTCTCCTGCGCCTGTAGGACACCTTATTCGCGAGTTTGGGGGTTCAGACAGAGAGCAGATCGAAAACGCAAACAAAAGCGCTTCTGCAACACAGGTGCTCAATTTACTTAATGGCTTTGTAGAAACAAGATTATTAAAAAATAAAAACTTTGAAATTATTAAAGCATTGCAATCTCAAAAATCTCTAGATGATAAAATTAAAGTTGGATTTAGATATATTTTAAATAGAAATCCATCCTCAAAAGAAATATCATTATTTAAATCGTCATTAAAAGACAAGAAAGAGGTATATAAAGAAATAATCTGGACTTTAATAAACACACACGAATTTATATTTATAAAATAAAAACTAAAACCAAATAAAATTATGAAAGTAAATGAATTAGGAAGAAGAGAATTTATTGCGTATGCCGCAAAAGCGTGCTTTGGGGTAGGCTTAATGCCTATGGCCGGAGCTTATATACATAACAATGTTAGCGCCCTTGAGCCTGCATCCAGAATACCAACAGCTAGACACGTTATATATTTAAATATGTCAGGAGCCATGTCTCACCTTGATACTTTTGGGCCAAAGCCTGATGCGCCAGATATTCAGGGGCCGACAAAATCTATTCCAACTAGTGCAGACGGAGTGATTTTATCAGAAAATTTACCCAAAACCGCACAGTTTATGCATCATGGTGCAATTATTAAAACTATGAATACTAGTCAGGGAGCTCATGAACAAGCGAGTTATCTTATGCATACCAGTTACCTCAAAAGAGGCACTATTGTGCACCCAACGTTTGGTAGCTGGGTTTCTAAACTTGGAGGTGCAATAAATAGAACCATTCCATCCAATGTTAAAATTGGCGGAGGAGGAGGCGGAGCAGGATTTCTAGAATCTAAATATGGCGCCTTACCAATCAATAATCCAGCCGCAGGATTATCTAATAGTAAAATGGCATCATATCTAGATCACGAGCATTTTCAAAGCAGAATATCTATCGCAGAGGCATTAAATGAGAATTTTTCTACTCAGTTTCCTCAAAAACAAGTTAGAGCTTACTCTGATCTATATAAAGATGCAGTTAAATTAATGAATAGTGACGATTTAAACGCTTTCGATATAACAAAAGAAACAGTAGCAACAAGCGAGCTTTACGGTCAAACTAATTTCGGAAAAGGTTGTTTATTAGCAAGAAGATTGGTTGAAAACGGTGTTAGATATGTCGAAGTAACACGAGGAGGATGGGATACTCACGATAACAACTTTGATAGAGTAGCAGCGAATTGCGCAGACATAGATCAGGCTTTAAGCGGATTACTTTTTGATTTGAACAGGAGAGGTCTACTTTCGGAGACTTTGGTGGTATTAACTTCTGAATTTGGGAGAACCCCAAATATTAACGGTAGAGACGGAAGAGATCATTGGCCTTACTGTTTTACCGCATTTCTTGCAGGAGGCGGAATCAAAGGCGGTATGACTTACGGGGAAACCGATAAAACAGGAAGATCTCCTATAGAAGGTAAACCAATCAAGCCAGAAGACTTGAATGCAACTATTGCTCATACTTTAGGACTTCCTCTAAATGACTACCAGTATTCTCCTTCTGGAAGGCCATTTACAATAGCTCATAAAGGTGAACCTTTACTTGATATATTGGCTTAACATTATATATCAGCTTAATAAAAAAGCCTCCATTTGGGGGCTTTTTTGTAGAATAAAGAATTAACTTAATAACTTTGCAAACTTATTCTAAGATTAAAAATCGTCCTCAAGAGCTCCACTTTGCTGGTATTCTCTAACCCTGCGCTCAAAGAAATTACCCATCGCTTGAACATCAACTACTTCACTAAGCCAAGGAAAAGGATTTTTGTCGCTAGGAAAACGATAATCTAATCCAATACCTTCAAGCCTACGATTACCAATGTAATACATATAGTCGACGAACATATCCGCATTTAAACCAAGGATCCCAGTAGGCAAAACGTCATGAGCGTATGCAATCTCAAGCTCAACAGCTTTTTTCATATGCTCAACAAATTCGTTCTGAATTTCTTCCGTCCAAATTTCAGGATTTTGCTCTATTAAAGTATTAATTAAATATGTACCAAATGCAATATGAGAGCTTTCATCTCTCAAAGTATATTTGATTTGATCAGAGATTCCCTGCAGCTTATTTTGTCGACCCAGCGCCAAAAGCATGGCGAATCCGCTAAAGAAAAATGTTCCTTCGCATACTATCCAATAAGTTAGAAAGTTTCGCAAGATTTCCTGCTTGCCTTCTGTAGTATGAGGATCAAAGTCTTGACGACTAATGTCATTAGTGATTTCCATTAAAAAATCATCTTTGGCTTTTATACTTGGAATTGTTTCGTATGCAGCAAAAACTTCTTCTATATTTAGATCAAGGCTATCGCACACATATACCACCGTGAGATTGTGAAGACTTTCTTCAAAAGCTTGACGAAGAATGTACTGACGACACTCAGCATCAGTAATAAATCTAAAAGCCGAAAGAAGCAAGTTGTTGCCAACCAAAGACTCAGATCCAGCAAAGAATCCAAGGCAGCGTTTAACGAGTAATTTTTCATCTTCTGTGATTTCATTATTTTTCCATTGTTTGATGTCATTTTGCATGCTAATTTCTGTGGGCATCCAGTTATTGGCACAACTTTTTAGGAATAAATCCCATGCATATTTATGTTTATGAGGCAAAATTCTATTTACCCCAGCTATATTTTCTGTTAATAATTCTCCTGTTTTATCATTCATAATTTTATTGTATAATACATAACGTTTAAAGTCAAGATTAAGTTTAAGTTAAATTTTCTAAAATTTGTTGATACTTATCCATATCAATGGCAACTCTAATTGATTCGTCTGCTTCTGGATTTAAACTCAGATATTTCCTACCTTGGTTAATAATTTCTTCAAGTGTTTGAATATAAGCAGTTTCTGCGAAATCTTTCTGCTGTCTATAATTCCAAGCTTCTATGTTAGAATTGATTTTTTCTAAATCTTTACGAATTAATTTACATCTTGCTATAGCTTCTTTAAATGCTTTTAGATGTTTATGTCTAGTCATTGACAACTTTCGCAAGTGCCACCATTTTTCATAGCTTCGATACTGCAAGCAGTAGCCTCAGTAGTCTTTTCCTCAGTATTTGCTTTTTCTACCTTGGATGCAGCTCTATTGCGAAGATAATAAGTTGTTTTTAATCCTGCCTCCCAGCAAGAAATATAAACATCATTTAAATACTTTAATGAAGTAGATTTATTATAAAGATTGAAACTTACAGCCTGATCTATCCATTTTTGTCTAGTTGCATTACATTCAATCAATTTAAACATATCACGATCAAAAGCCGTTTTATATTTTTCTTTGAGCTCAGATGGAATATCTCCGTTTAATAATGAAAGGTCTCCATCAACGCTTTTAACGAGCTTTGCGATTTCACTATTCCACAGACCAGCATTTTTCATGTCATTAATAAAATGTTCGTTTGTAATAAAGAAATTACCACTCTTGTTTTCGTATACAAATAATACAGAAAAGTTAGGCTCTATACTTTGCTCTACGCCATTGATATAACCAATAGTGGCTGTCGGAGCAATAGCCATAACATTACTATTACGCATACCATTTTGGGAAATACTTTCTCTAACAGCACCCCAATCAAGAGTGGCCTTAGGTTTAAAGGGATTACCCTTGTATTTCATTAGGTCTGCATAGGAATCAATTGGAAGCTTGTCTTGACTCCACAACGAACCTTCGAAAGTTTCATATCGACCCTTTTCTTTGGCTAATAAAGAGCTTGCATAAATCGCATGATAAGAATAAAACTCAAATAATTTATCATTAAATTCTACAGCTTCATCACTATCGATATTAATATTCATTCGGTGACACACATCGTGCAATGCCATCATACCTAAACCAATAGGCCTATGCTTCAGATTACTATTTCTTGCTTCTTTGGTTGGATAAAAATTAAGATCTACAACGCTATCTAAAGCTCTAATAGCAGTATGTATTGTATTTTGTAATTTATCATAATCTAAAGTATTATCATCGTTTAAATGATTGAGTAGATTTACAGATCCAAGGTTGCACACAGCTGTTTCTCCAACACTAACTTTTTCTCCTTTTTGATATTCAGATGATTTTGTATGAAGAGTAATTTCTGTACATAGATTACTACTATGCACTACTCCCTCATGTTGGTTTGTATATCTAATATTACATGGGTCTTTAAAAGTATTCCACGGGTGAGAAGTTTCGAATAGAACTTTAAGCATTTTTTTCCACAATTCTTTTGCGGGGGTTACTCTATAATTTTTTACTAAGCCTTCTTCTGCTTGATTGCATAATTCATTATATTTTTTATCAAATTCTTCGCCAAATAAATCGTGCAAACCAGACTCTTTGGGGTCGAAAAAGTACCATGCATCTTCATTTTGAACTCTGCGCATAAATTCGTCAGGAACCCAAGAAGCCGTATTCATATCGTGACATCTTAATCTATCGTCCCCAGTGTTTCTTCTCAAATTCAAGAAATCTTCGAAGTCTAAATGCCAAGGTTCTAAATAAGCGCATCCCGCGCCTGGACGCTTACCTCCTTGATTAACAGCGACAAGAAGGTCATTATAAATCTTAAGCCAAGGAACAAGCCCGCTAGATACTCCATTGGTTCCCTGAATATGCGAACCGGTTGATCGAAAAGGCGTAACATCTAAACCAAGCCCTCCTGCATATTTACTTTTTCTAGCTTCTTGCCAAGCTCCATCAAAAATACCATCAATACTATCATCAAAAGTATTTAAGTAACAAGAGCTTAATTGAGAACGCACGGTTCCACTATTAAAAAGGGTAGGGGTTGAGGATGTATAAAGAAACTGGCTAAACATATCGTAATATTTTATAGCCCATTCTTCCTTATTTTCTTCATTAAGAGCCAGTCCCATTGCTACACGCATCCAAAAGCACTGAGGAGCCTCCATGATTTTACCATCTTGCCTAACGAAATATCTGTCAGTAAGTATTTGTATGCCTAAATATTTAAAAGATAGGTCTCTGCGAATCCTAATCGCTTCAGAGAGTTTGCTTAAATCATATTCTAGCATTCTTTGATTTAAGCGGCCGACCTTAACAAGCTTTTTGATTCCTTGGACGAAACTTTTTCTGTATTGTAATTTGAAAATATCTGAATCAACACCTTCTTTAAATACCTCTTTATATACTGTATTTAATAATAGTCTAGCTGCAGCGCAACTATAGTTAGGCTCTTTTTCAATTTTCTCGCGAGCGCTTAATATAAGAGCTGTATCAATTTCTTTGGTGGTAATTTTGTCGTACAATTGAAGTTGTGCATCTAGAACGATTTCGCTCACAGATACATCTGCTACGTTATCGCAAGCTCGCTCTACGTTTGCATTAATTTTTTCGACATTAAAGTCCTGAAGTCGTCCGTTTCGTTTTTTTACTTTTATTTCCATATTGAGTTTTAAATATTAACATTTTACTGCGTTTGTGTCAATCTGAAACCCTTATTGTGGATAACTTTTCTTTGTTGACATGAAACTGTTTTTTTGCTAGAATATTAGCATGATACCATTATTTAAAAGTCACTTTTCTATCGGCAAAAGTATATTAACTCTAGACAATCCTAGTACACATAAAGAAGGGGGTGCAGATAGTATTTTTTCGATTGCTGTAGAAAATAATTTAAAAGAAATAATTTTAGTAGAAGATTCTCTAACAGGGTTCTTGCAAGCCAAAAAAAATGCAGATTCTTTAAATCTAAAATTAATTTTCGGGCTCAGAGTTAACATGAGAGAAAAAGCTTCTTTAGATCCAAAAGAAGAATCTGTAGATAGTTCTCATAAAATTATAATTTTCTCTAAAAATTCCAAAGGATGCAAGTTGCTAAACAGCATATACAGCGAAGCATTTTCTGAAAACTTTAATTGTGTTGACGAAAAAATACTCAAAAAGCACTGGAGCGATAAGGATTTATTATTAGCTATCCCTTTTTATGATAGTTTTATATATAATAATTTGATGAAATTTTCCAACTGCTCTCCAAACTTTTCTTTTTGTGGTCCAACATTTTTTATTGAGGATAATTCTCTGCCATTTGACATCTTCTTATCTAAGAAAGTTCAAGAATATGCAAACAATAAATCACTGAAAACAGAAAAAGTAAAAAGTATATATTATAAAAATAAAAAAGACGTAAAAGCTTTACAAACATACAAATGTATAACAGGTAGAAGCTTTGGCAATAAAACATTATCAAAACCAAACTTAGATCACTTCGGTAGCAATGAATTTTGCTTCGAAAGCTGGAAGGAGAAAAATGAAAGAATCACTGCTTAGATTTCAAAAAAATAAAAAATACTTACTGTTTGATTATGAAACATGTAATTTAAATCTTGTGTCCAATAATAAACCATGGCAATTAGCATTTCTTGTTATAGAAAACAACAAAATTGTTGAGCAAAAAGATTACTGGCTCAAATGGGACAAATTAAATGTATCTCCTGATGCCGCAAAGATTACTGGCTTTACAGAGGCGAAATACAAGAAAAAAGCCACATGTCCTAAAGCTGCATTAGATCATTTTGAGAAATATTTATATGACGATTCGTATCTCAAGGTTGGTCATAACTTACTTGGCTTTGATGTTTATATGCATAACCTGCATCGCAAACTTATAGATTCAAACGCAAAATCTGATTTTAGTTATACAGAAAACCTTGTGGATACTCTTTGCTTGGCAAAAGCTCTAAAGAAGAGAATTAAGCTGGACAAAGACGATAATTTTTTAGCATGGCAATATCGCCTTAACCACTTGATTGAGAGAGGTTTAAGCTGCAATCTTAAACAATGCTGTAAAGATTTTGATGTTGACTTTGATGAGAAAAAATTGCATGATGCTTTATATGACATTAGAGTTAACTACGAAGTATTTAAAAAAATGATATGGGAAATAGAAGTATAATGAATTTTACAGAACAATTTACAAGCTACGAAGATTGCGCTCCTCCAGGCGTAAGACTTCCTGAAATTAAGATCGAAAAGAAATATTATGAAATACTTGAGGCTCCAGAAGATATTTCTAATTTAGACTTTCTTCGCAAGCTTTGCCACAAAGGTGTTTATGATAAAGGTATTGATAAATTTAAAAACAAAAAAGAATACTTTGATAGAGCAAAATCAGAATTAAAAATTTTAGATGAGCTAGGATTCATAGATTATATTTTGTTAAACTGGGATATATTAAATTATTGCCACGAAAACGATATACCAACAGGTCCAGGAAGAGGGTCTGCAGCAGGCTCTTTAGTGCTGTATTTAATTGGCGTTACTAATGTTGATCCCGTAAAGTATAGTTTATTCTTCGAGAGATTTGTTTCTAAAAGCAGAGCTAGAAAAATAGAGAAAGATGGAATCACATACCTTGATGGCAGTCTTTTAGCTGATGTAGATAACGATATTGCTTATGAAAGAAGAGCCGAAGTTATCGAATATATTGAAAAGAAACATCCAGCTCGTACAGCTAAGATTTTAACATTAAATACCTTGAGCGGAAAGCTTTGCGTAAAAGAATGTGGCAAAATCGTTGGGGAATTTTCCGAGCAAGAAGTTAACGAAGTAAGTGATACGATCCCAAAGAGATTTGGAGTTGTTATGCCAATTTTATCTGCGATTGAAGAAAGTGAAAAATTTGCAGATTGGTCAGCTAAAAACCCAGAAGTTTTTGAGATCGCGCTGAAACTAGAAGGTCTAAATAAAAATACTGGAGTTCACCCTAGCGGTATTGCAATTTCTTTTCAAAAAATTACAGATATCTGCCCAATTCAAAAATCTAATGACGGAGCCTTGGTTACAGGTTATGATATGAATTGGGTTGCAGAACTCATGGTTAAATTTGATATTCTTGGTTTGAGGACTTTGAGCGTGATTTATGATGTATGCAGCAACTTAGATATAGACATCTCCGCCGTAGACTTAAATGATTCAAATGTATACAAGCCATTACAAGCGCTAAGAACCCCTCATGGACTTTTTCAGCTTGAATCTGATACTAACTATAGGGTTTGTAAAAAGATTAAACCTAGAGACCTAGAGCAGCTTAGTGCGGTGGTTGCAATTGGCAGGCCTGGCGCATTGGAATTCTTGGACAACTATGCTACATATTCTGAAACCGAAGAAGCTCAAGTAATTCATGAATTTTTCAGTGATGTTTTAGATTATACAGGAGGTATTCCGCTATACCAAGAACAGTTAATGCAGATGGCAGTTAAGGTTGGGTTTACACTTGACGAATCAGAGCAATTAAGAAGGATCGTTGGCAAGAAAAAAGTAGATCAAATGCCCGCATGGAAAAAGAAAATCGAAGACAAAGTAGTAGAAAATGATCTACCTAGAGAGATTTCTCAGATACTGTGGAGCGTTGCAGAGGATAGTGCAAACTATTCCTTTAACAAGTCTCACTCTTTGGCATATGCTACATTATCAGCTTGGACAAGTTATCTTAAATTTAATTACCCTCAGCAGTTTTTCATCTCTTTATTGAAGATGACGAAATACGAACCCTCTCCTCAAGAAGAAATTGCAAAAATATGTAAAGAATTATCTCATTTTGGTATTAAATTATTATCTCCAGACTTAGCAAAATCCGGTATGGACTTCTCGATTGAGGGTAAAAATATTAGATTTGGCTTAAATAGCATAAAGGGTGTGAGCGAAAAATCTTTGCAGTCATTAAAAGATTTTAGATCAAGCGAAACCCCAACAAAGTATGATATTTTTCTTGCCGCAAAACAGGCGGGATTAAATATTGGAGTTTTAAGTGCTCTAATTCAAGCTGGAGCATTAGAGAGTAAAGGTGAAAATAGATCGCTAATGGTGCTTGAAGCTCAAGCATTTAATTTATTAACTGATCGCGAGAAACGTAACTTTATTGCTTTAGGAGAAAAATATGAATATAAACTTTTAAATTGTATAGCAGATGCAAAAAAGGGAGAATTAGTTGGGGACGACGGAAAACCCTTAATGAAAGAATCTAGATTCAAAACATTCAAAAAGAAATATGATATATATAAATCTATTTATGATAAAAATAAAGAATATCAAAGCTTCGCAAATTGGTACTTTGAGACGGAACTTCTTGGATACAGTCATAGCTGCAATTTAAAAAGCTGCTTTATAGACAATTATAATTCTTTGTTAGATTCTAGAGATCTAAATATTATGGACTTAGATGATAAAGGTAAATTTATAGGCGTAGTGGATGACTGCATTAAAAGAACCTCAAGAAATGGTAATAAATACATGAAACTTTCTATTTCAGATGAATACGGTAAATACGATGCTATGCTTCTAAATTCTAGAAGGGGAAATTATTATGATAGATATTTTGAGAGAAAAGAGAAAACTCCCTTAAAAAAGAGTATTATAATAGCATATGGCAGAAAAGCAGAAGATATATTATTTCTTGATTCAATTAATATTATGGACGAAAAGATATACATGAAAATGTCTGACGTTAAGTAATTATTGTGTAATTTAATGAAAATGACTCCTAAACCTAATTTTACGCCGAGAGCGCAACAAGCAATTAGTGAAGCGAAAAGGGTAGCCAAAAAATTTTCCAATGAACATGTCGAATTGGAACATCTTTTCTATGGAATGGTTAATTTAAATGCTGGTATACTTAGTGAAATATTATTTTTGCTTGAAATCGACCGAGAGCTTCTGAAAGAAGATATAGAACGCTCTTTTTACAAAATCAATAAAAAGCATCAAAATTTTATGAATGACTCTATTAACCCAGAATACGATGAACATTTTCATCTAGTTCTAAAAGTTTCCGCATCGATTGCTCATAAACTTGGACATGAGTATGTAGGAGTAGAACATATCATTTTAGCTCTTTTAAAATATGAGCACTCGAATATACCATTATTTTTTGTTAAATTCAATGCGTCCGAAGAAGACGTTATTGCTCAAGTCAGGGATTACTTACATATTTCAAAAGAAACATCTGTAGATAAAAAAAGCAGAATTCAACAAATTAAAAAATCAGCACAAACAGTTAAAGAAAGTAAGATTCCTAATCTAGAAAAATATGCCACTAATCTAAATGAATTAGCAGCAAAAGGAAAGTTTGATAACATAATTGGAAAAGAATCTGAAATTTATGATGTTTCAGAAATCTTATGCAGAAGAACAAAAAATAATCCTGTTTTACTTGGTGAACCTGGAGTTGGTAAAACGGCAATAGTGGAAGGCTTGGCTCAACAAATTGAAAAACAAGATTGCGCTGACTTTCTCTTGGCTAAAATAATATATTCTTTAGATCTTGGATCTTTAATTGCAGGAACTAAATACAGAGGTCAATTTGAAGAGCGCTTAAAAGGCGTAATAGAAGAAGCTAGAAAAAATCAAGAGATAATTTTATTTATTGATGAAATTCATACTTTAGTAGGTGCTGGTAGCGCAGAAGGCAGTATGGATGCCGCAAATCTTTTAAAGCCTTTATTGGCCCGAGGAGAATTAAAATGTATTGGAGCTACAACCCAGGATGAATACAAAAAAACTATACTTAAAGATGGAGCGCTTGATCGAAGGTTTCAGTCTGTAAAAGTTATAGAACCAACAAAAGAGCAAACGAGGCAGATACTTGATGGCGTAAAATCTAAATTCGAAAGCTTTCATAGTATTCACTATCCAGAAGAAGTTTTGGATTTAATTGTAGACTTGTCTTCTAAATATATTTTAGATAAACAATTTCCAGATAAAGCGATAGATATTATGGATCAAGCGGGGTCTAAAGTAAAAATTAAAAACATTAAACGACCACAAGAGGCAAAAGATATAGAAAATGAGCTTGAGCTGCTTGCACTCAAAGAATCCAGAAAGCAGTCTCTTGGTTTTAGTATAGAAGATATTGAAGATGAGCAATTAGATTTATTAGAAGAATATGATGCAGTCATAACTAAATGGGCAAATAAAATCAGTAAATCAAAAATAAAGGTCAAACCTTCAGATATCTATGAAGTACTTTCCTCGAGAACAGGGATACCAATGCAAGAAATAAGTAAAAAAGATTCTGAAAAAATGTTAAACCTATTTAAAAACTTGAATAAAAAAATTATTGGTCAATCAAAAGCCTTGGAGGAAATTTCCGAATCTATACTGCGTTCAAAATCAGGACTTAAAGACCCAAAAAAACCTATAGGTAGTTTTCTTCTTGTGGGCGCAAGCGGCACAGGAAAAACTTATACTGCAAAATGCATCTCTGAGTTTATTTTTGGAAGTAAAAGCACATTGATTCAAATTGATATGAGCGAGTATAGTGAAAAAATCTCTGCCTCTAGATTAATTGGAGCATCTCCTGGGTATGTAGGATACGAAGAAGGAGGAGAGCTGACAGAAAAAGTAAGAAGAAATCCGTATAGTGTTATTTTGTTTGATGAGGTAGAAAAAGCCCATCCTGAAGTTTTAAATATTTTATTGCAAATCATGGAAGAAGGGGTTGTAACAGACAATTCTGGTAGAAAAATTAATTTCAATAATACAATTATTATTTTAACAGGTAATATTGGTAGTGAAAAAGCTGCAAAGCCTAATATAGGATTTGGACAAAGTTCTTCGGAGTCTATAGCTCTAGATAAACTTAGGTCAGAACTTAAGGGCTTTTTTAGGCCCGAGTTTTTAAATCGCTTAAATGATATTATTTTATTCCAAGATTTTGATTTGCCTCAACTTGTTAAGATATCTAAGTTAGAATTTAATAAAGTTTGCGACAAGCTAAAAGATAAAAATATAACACTATCTGCAACACCTAAAATCTTTGAATATATATCAACAAAAGCTCACGAAGAAAAAATGGGCGCAAGACCAATCAAAAGAATTATTCAAAAATTAATAGAAAACGAACTAAGTAAACTTATTCTTGGTAAAGTCTTAAAAGAAAATTCAGAAATAAAATTTTCTATATTAAAAGAAAATATAAAATACGAAATTAAGGAAGAAGAGGTTTAACTGGATTTGGTAATTCTAGATCTTTAGTTAACATAGGATCTTCAAATTTTTCTCCAGGATTATTATGTAAGTCCTCAGAGACATCATTCTTTTTATCATTATAAATAGACATGCATGCAGAAAACCTGTCTCCCTGAACAGGATATCTTTTTTTCATATTTGCATCTAAAATGCATCTTGTGATAAATTCATCTCCGGTTTCTTGAGCGGCGGGAGTTGGATATCTTTTGTCCTCGTTGGACAGAAAGTTATTTTTATCGCCTTCTAATTCTTCTTTTTCTTCTGAATTTGGAAATATTTTTTCGTATTCTGAATATCTCATTGCTTCGTCAATCAACTCATAAGCTTTTGTGATATTTTTTTTAACCCAATCTTCCATTTTAGAGTCATCTTTAACTGTCTCATACATTACTCTTGCTTTTTTCCAAATATGAAACAGTTCAGATTTGACTTTTTTATTGTCGTTTGAATTGGAATACGAATTACTTTCTGATATATCGCTCATGTCTATAATTACACTGGTTTAATAATAATATCCGTCTAGCATTGAATTTTGTCCTGTAGCAGGCGCATCAGCGCCATATACTTGATTAGGCTTAGCTCCATATAGATTATACGCATAAACTAAATCCTTGACCCTTTCTTGGCTATCTAAATAGGCTTCTCGATAACTTTTTGCAGTAACGTTTTTATTAGACTTTTGAATCATAGAATCTCCTTCTCTAATAACCTGAAAATCTGGACTTCCATCGCTGCCATCAATACCTCTTAGCACTCTTCGATGAGCTTTTCTATTGTACTCACTCAAGTACAACTCTCTTAAAATACTTTGTTCCTCTAGATTAAAACCTTCTGGGTTGTAACCGCTGAAAGATGTGAATAGTAAATTATTTAATTCACCCAGGTGACCTTCTAGCCAATTAGCTATTAAACCTATTTCTGTTGTTCTTGCGCTACCAGAAGTATAAAACCCTATTTCTTCATCATATATTTTTGTTGCAAGAACACCCAAAGAGGTTCCGTTAAATTGTCCTGGGACATACATATCTGCAGCGTCACCAATAGAATGAGAGCCCTCAACTTGTGCGCTAACATTTAATTTATAGCCTTCAGTTGATAATTCAGTACCAAAATTAATATTAAAACCTGAAGCAGATATATCTGATATAATATAAGGAACAATCTGAGATGTTATATCATTCTGAAGAGATGCAGTTACCAAAGGCGGTCCAGCAAAATAATCCGGAAATGCTACAAAATACTCTGTTGAGCCACTTGCAAGTGGCTCTACAAAAGATACAATTTCTGGATCTCCAGACATATCAATCCCTTAGATAATCTATAACCTCTTTATGCTTTGGGTTGTTGGGGTCTAACTTCATAGGTTCCCCCATAATTTGCACGCTCCCTTTTCCATGCAGACTAGAGTCAAACGCTCTTTTGATTTTATTTTTCAAAACAGTTTTATTTCCTGCGGGGAAAACACCAACCTTTACAGCGAAAGCCTGTAAATCGGTTAAGTTCATATCTTGAAGCATTTCATTAAATACTCTTTTATCATTTGTCTTAAATGGATTAATTTTAGGAATACCCAAAATATCTTCTAGTTCTCTAGCTTTAGAAATTTGATCCTCATAAACTTTACCATTGGTTTGCTGAAGATTATCAAGTTTATCTTGCTTCTTTGTTTTTGTAGAAGCTTTTGACTTGCTCGTAGTTTTTTTCTTATTTGCCATAATTATACCTTTTTCCTTGTATGGTTATACACTAATATATAGTAAATTGATAAAATAAAAAATCCACCCCAGTTACCTGAGGTGGATTTAATAAATGTTAATTTAATTAAAAATTAAACGATAAGACCGAGTAACACACGATCATCAATGATCATACGACCTTCTTCAAGAGAGCCGTAATAACCAATTTTAGATTGACGAGTTACAAACTGGTCATCCGCAACAAGCGAGAATTCATCTCCAGAATCAGAGTCAGTAGCAACCGCACGAATCATAGATTCGCGACTAAGGTCAACACCAACAAGGATTTCTTCAGAGGATTGAATTGTTGCCACGCCTGCTCCAGTAACTGCATAATTGTCAGCATATGTAGTGCTGCCTGCAGCTGTGCCGAAAACGGTGTTCCATTTTTGGCCGTTACCCATTTCATTATATTCTTGAATGGAAACGCCATAAAACTCAGGAATTCCAGCGCTGTTGAAGATAGCGTCTCTCATAGAATCCGTTCCAGCAATACCATTAGTATTACCACTAGGAGCATTTCCGTCTGCGCCCTTAGTGTTGATTGGATTATATGCCAAACCTCTAATTTCCTCTACAATTTCAGGAGAAACAAGAAGATCAGTAATACCTCTTCCTCTGCGCTCTGCAGGTGTTCCGCCAGTCCAAGAAGTATTGATTCTTTTTGCTTTGGTGAACAATTTATTGAGGTCAGAGAGTAAGAAACGTCCGGCTTGAGCGCTACGCATAACGTGTTGCTCTCCGTTTGTGTTTCCGTTAGCCAATGCGGTCATTATCATGCTGGCAGAAGTTTTTTCTTGTTTAAGAAGAACTTCTTGGGCCATACGAGTAAATGTCTTGCTAACAACGTCAAGCCTAGAACGAGAAGCGTAACGCTTATCGAAACTCAATGCACTATCAAGAGTATAAGTTGTGAACTTAAGCTCGCTTTGTGAAGGAGCGACTTGGTTGGTAGGAAGCCCGCCAGGAACTGATTGACTCCATACTTGGATGTAATCTTCGTCAGTAATATCGTGATAAAGATCCAAAGGAATACTTGGGCTCTCATCGCTGTTAAACTGAAGACTGGTAAACATGTTGCTTACAGTAGGAGCTGTATTTACAACTTCTGCCAAAACTGGGCCGATAAATTCAGCCAATGCAGTTTGAGCTTCATAAGCTACATCTCTATTCTTAGAAGCCATAGCTTTAATAAGCTCGACTTGCTCGGGGGTTTTTTCTAAAGTAATTTTCATTATTCTTTAATTCCTTTCTTAGAAGCTAACTCGGCAAAGATATTTCTTTGCAGAGGAGTTATCGCTTTCTTCTCCGATAGCGACTACAGAACCAACTGCAACTCCAGAACCATGTGTTCCTAATTTACCGCCAGTTTTAACCTCCAGATCGTCTCCAACAGATGGAGTTCCGTCGATTGCACCAGCAGCAAGAAGAACTAGTCCGCGGGTCAGAACAGGAACTGTTTGACCAGGAAGAACAGCTTGAGCTTCATCAAGTTTTTGCTTGTAATAGAGAAGTTTTTCTCCATTCTCGTCGAAAGCCAAGGTTTCACGAAGAGTGATTCCAAGTCCACGACTGCCAGCAGAAGCAGGAGCAACGGTCATACCGTTAGCGGGGTATCCATTGAATCCAATATGCGCACCGCTAAAACTAGCACCAAGATAATCACGAAGTTTATCAGGTGTTGACGCGCGCAATTCGGAAACCTCACCAGGTAGAGCTCCCGCACTTACAGAAACAACAACGCCTGCGTCCCACTTTCCGCTTCCAGCTTCAACCCAATCTGCGAGAGAGTCTCCACTATCAACTTCAAGTGCGAACAAGTTTACAACGTCATGCTCACTGTAGTCTCGGTATGGTAGTATTCTTTTTGCCATAATTTTTTTCTCCTAATTTATTTAGTATGAAATTTTAACAGAATCTTTAAAGGTTTTTGCGAAACGCTCTCTGAGAGAATCTCCATTGGAAGAGCTTTCGTTGTTATTAACAACAGCTGCCTCTTCTACTTCTAGAGAATCAAGAGCATCGACAACCTCGTCAGCAGTATCTTCTTCCGATTCTTCAGTTGAATCATTTTCAGATGCTTCGCCAACTTCTGTTTGAGCTGAAGCTTCGGCCGTTTCAGAAATGCGTTTTTCAACTTCTTGAACTACGCGATCTTCAAATGCTTTTTGTTCAGCAGCGATAAATTCTTTATTTTTATGCTTCCAGACTTTTGCCAATTTTTCTTGGTAGTCTGCAAAACTTTCCTCAGAATCATCTAATGATGTAAGTTCTGAAGCGACGATTTTAGAATCTTCTTCGTCAAGTTCATAAATTTCGTTTAAAGCTTCCATTCTGGAATTAAAACGAACTTCAGCTTCGCGAGCAGCATTCTCTTCTTCAAGAGCTGCAAGCTTGACTTTGGTTGATTCTAGTTGCTGCTCTACGTCGCTCATTTTCTCTTGAAGAGAATTTTGAGCCTGAACAGCCTCTTCTTTTTCAGCTTTAGCTTTTTCAAGATCAGCGACATACTGTTCGCCTTTCTCGCGGATAGCCTCGATAAACACCTTGGAGATGCTGGCGACGCTTTCTTCAGAGAAATCTTGGTTGCCAAGCTTTTCGTCTAAAGCTGCTCGGAATTCATTTATGATTGTATCTTTATCCATAATAATATTATGATTGGTTTCTTTGTTTACATTTTCTTGTGAGGAATGGGAAGTTTTTTTGCTTTTTGTGATTATCTTGTCAATAGGTTCGTTTTTTCTGGACTTTTGCTCAACAGGCTTTCCTTCGTCCGCAATTAAACCTTTAACATCTGCAGCAGGATTAGATGTGAAACCTATGCCCAATGGATAAATTTCTCCAACTATTAATCTGTTAACCTTTCGTCCATCATTTAAAGAGCCTTTTCCTCCCAAAGATTTTAAATAAGGAGAATATGCTTCAATTTCTTGAGGATCAGAAATAATTGTAGACTCATTTAAGTCGTCCCCTCCTACCGAAATTACATAATCATTAAAGCCTACTTCCCAACTAGCAGAAACGGTTTGGTAAAAATCGCTTTCTGCGTCTGTTGAATTTACTACTAAATCTGAAAATTCTTTGCTTGCTGTTTTATATATGACTGCCGCTAATGCTATATTATATGATCCTTCTTCAATTAAAGCTTGTTCGTCAGTCATTAACTCTGCAGTATTATCATATTTTGAAAAACCAGCTGAAACTATATGACCAACAATCTTATCTCTATCATGTTCTATATTTGTAGGCTTATGAACAAAGTAGTCTTTAATTGTTACTGCGGCTTCACTATTTATGCCGTCTCCGTTTTTATTAAATTTATTAACAACAGCAGCATTAAACGCAACTCCCAATAGATCAATATTTCTGTCTAAATTTATATTATTAGGAATTAAAGGTCTGAGAGCCTCAAGGGAAGCTTTGCTAATTGAAGACTCTTCTATTTCGCTTGAAGCAAAAAGTACGCTGTTAAAAGTTGCGGTATATTTATATGGTTTAGACATTTACGTAAAAGGTACACTCACTTTATAAACATGGGAGTAAAAGTAGCGTTAACATTATTGACCTTTGCATCCATCATATCATAGTAAAGCTTGACCATCCAATTACCAAGCACTAATGCAGAATAAGAGTCCTTTCGAGCTTTCTCTGGGCCAGTCTGTCTTTTTAGGCTCGGGGGTAAGTCAAAATTTTGCGTGCCACTAGCAGAGGTTGTGATTTGAATCAATGAACATTGAGTTTTAATTAAATTGATCATATCAAATTGATGTTCTACAAAATCAATCATTTTTGCAGCATTAGTTTGACGCTCTAAACTCTGAGATGTTCTTAAAAATTTAATATCTTGAATTGGTATTTTCTTTTTTCTTTGTTCATTGTAGGCATCGTCTATTGCTCTTGATGCGAAAAATATTCTATGATGATCAAAATTCGCTTGCAATAATTCATTCGCCAAACGTATCCATTGACTAGTTGGCTTTCTTAAATAACATATCGTTTTATCTTCTAAATTATATTCTTTCTTTCCTTCTATTAATTTTTCTTGATAGTGTTCGAGGTCGTCAAAGTTAGTATTAATGCATTTTATATTAATTTTATTTTTCTTAAACAGGCTACTTTCGTTCGCTGCATTTATAAATTGCACTCCTCCATTATAGTCGCCAATAATAGATACAATATTAAAATGAGTTAATAAATAATAAAAATAAAATATATGTTGTTTTAAATTTGTTCCAGATAATGCGTAACTATGAACTACAGTACCAATTTTTTTTTCGTCGCTCAACTTTAATACCATTATCGCAAAGTCATCACTACTTTCACTCTCTGCCCAACTCGGGTCAAACGCAAGAATATATTTTGCACCAACTTCTCCAGAAACTTCAATATTTGGACTTTCTCCATCTTTTAATGTACATGATGCCATTTTCGACGTTTTGAAATAGCCGCTGCTGTCGTCAGTAAAAATTGAGCCAAACTCGCGGTCAAACTGGCTCTGACTCATTGTTGATTTCGCTTGGTCAAGCAAATTTTGATCATAAAGTTGTTTTGGAGCGCAGTCATAGCTGAATTGCATAATCACTCTATGCGCATCGCTTTGCTTTGAGCTTCCAGCCCGAATAAGATCTTCAAATTGCTCGTAAGCTTTGTACATATATTCAAACTTGTAGCTTGCAGAAGAAAGCGCTATCAATTTATTGTTTCTCCAAACATGACGCTCATCTTCTTGCATTTCACCTTTTTCTATCAAATTTGTTTCTAAATTATATAGTTCTTCTCTTTGCGTGGGGTTTTCGACTACAGACAAGAACGGTATAATAACCTCATTATAAATCCTTTCAGGCATTAGCGCAAACTCGTCAATAATAATTCTATGAAAACGAAATCCCCGCAATTTTTCACCATCACCAAGAGGCAAAGCCCTAATTCTGCTTGACCCAATTTCAAGCAGCCATTCATCATTACTTTTAGACTTATGAGATATACATTGAGCAAGATAAGTTGCGCCAGGCTTAGAAGCAATATCCTCGATTTTTTTAAAAATCATTTTTGCTTGACGAAAAGATTTAGATAAAATACCTATTTCAACTCCTTGATTAAGTATGGCATCAAGATAAGCATAGATAGCGGTGGTAAATGACTTACTCATTCCGCGACTCCATACCCCCATGAAATAATCTGTGCTAAACATAGCCTTAATAGCCATATGCTGAAAAGGAAAGAGCTGCACTCCGCTAACAAGATCGGAGGTAAATGTAATATTTTCTCGTAGAAATTTATATAGTAGTATTTTCGCGTCTTTTTCTTCAATAAAACCTTTAATTTGTTCTAATTCTTCATTAAAGCTCTTAGACTCTTTTCTTGATAGTTGATTTCCTGTTTCCCAAGCCATTATATTATTTTTTTATTTATGTAGTATTGAAGATCTACGTTCCATAAACTTTTGCCCATTGTCAATAATTTGGGTATTAATTTTTCTGATTGTTTTCTTCCGCCTGTAAAAATAAATTGACAATTTCCTGCAAATTTATGAGCCAATACTCTCATGTTGTGATAAATGTATTTCATATTTGATGTGTGAGGTGACCACCGATTTCTTTTCTCCATTGTTGACATGTCTGTTTCGGTAACTACAAACAAGTAGCTATCGAAATCTTTTGTTCTTTGCAGCTCTGCTTCAAAACGCTCTAAATTATTTTTGCTAAGCGTGGATTTAAAATCTGTTTCGCTTTTTCTGTCGACATATGTATAGGCGTAATGCTCTTGGCCTACAGCGTAATCTCCAAAGTCTAATTTTAGTGACTCCGAATTTTTGAATGACAAAGGTTGTCGTTCTCTTGTGTCTATAAATATTTTTATATTTTCATCAACCTCTTCGCTCCATGTTTCTGGCAATCCAGCACCAAACAAAGGTTTTACTCCGCACAATTCACAAGCCGTACTATATGATCCAAAATATTCTTTATATAAATCTATAGTTGGTAGTTGACTTGTAGATAGTTCTATATGTGATGGACCAAAACTTAATTCTTTATTTTGTATTCTTTGTTTTAAGATTTTCAAGATATAGCTTTTTACTTTTTCACCCTGATTTTCTTGGCACCATTGAAGTAGTTGTTTTCTGTTTGAAAAATCTCTGTCGAAATAATTCTCTTTGTTTTTAAAAGGCAATGGATCTCCAGTTAATAAATTATTTCTAGGAAAGTATTTTGTATAGTATTCTGCTAAAGTTATTTTGTGAGAGCGCAGATGCATGTGCAGCTTTTTTTCTGACTCAAAACTTTGACCACATATTTTACAATTATTCATAGCTCAAAATCATATACTTTTAACCAATTCTCGGGAAACCTTCTACGCTTACCTATCAACTCTTTTCTTTGTAGAAGCCAAAATATTTTCACAAATATGTTCGGAACCCTGAGACCAAAACCGCTCGAAGATTTAACTCTAGGAGTGTTTGAATATAAGCGTCTATATAAAATCGGGAACATTACATTTTTTAATTTGCAATTTATAATTGATACGCCTCTAACTTTTGGTCGATCCACATCGTCATAATCTCCCCAGTTACCGAGGTCTATACATGCTCCATCCCACCAATTACGGAAAGACCCAATGAAATTGCAATTCTTGAATACTATATTTTTTGCGCCACATTTACAGGTTATATGTTGCTTTGTGCCGCTGTTTGCGATAAAGTCACAATTTTCAAATGTTATGTTTTCGCCTCTCACGATGTCCACGCAATCTTCATAGCCGCCGATTATAGTTGAGTCGATCACTTTTACATTTCTACAGAAAGATAACTTTAATCCCTCGGCAACGCCCAAGCCGTCAATTTTGCAAGACTTTATTTCTAGAGAAAACATTTCCTGACCAGGTCTCCAGCTGAAACCTAACGCATTCAATCCGTTAAATTTGCTTTCGGTTTTCTCGCAGACATCACTAGAAAAAACCTGATTCTCTAAGACTATTTTTTTCATACAATATCTTCTTTAGAGATGCCTAGTACCCTGGCCTTCCAGTCAGGCATTGATTCAAGTCGATCAGCTTCTTCGGTTGCAGCCTTTTTTTGTAATTCTGCAATTTTAAGCATAACCCCTCTTTCCTCTTCTTCTTGAAATAATTGAACTAATGCAAGAATATTTGCATTTTGTTGCTGCTTTGAAGAAATCCTTTTTGATCTATCTCCTTGCAGTTTCTGGATTAATGATTCCATTCGTTTTTCGCATTGATTATATTCTTCGCTTTTTGTTTTTAGTAGTTCTGCTAAACGCACAGTTAGATCCTGCTGCTCTTCTGCGTCATCAAACATTCTATTAAGTTTATTGATTGCGCCTTGAATGTTTTTTAAGTGAATATAATCCATACAAACATTAATATATAAATTAATTTCATCACTAGTTAAGTCTGGCTTATCCCAAGTTGCACGAACAAACTCTGCCTCAAATAAATCTCGATCTTCTTGACCATCATAGTTGTTAATTACTTGAATAAATCTTGGAGAAGATAGAAAGGCTCCTAATGATTCTACGCCCTTTTTTTCGGTTATACTTAATTTATTTTCATCAATATTTGTTTGGGCGGAATCATTAATTTTTTTTATTATTTTGCTCGGAGCTTTAGGCGGAGAATATTTTCTAAAAGCTGCATTTTCGACAGCTGGAGTGGTTAATTCGTTATTGCTTTCCACATAGGCGTGAATTGCAACATACTCTTGCCCAACTTTTGTGATTCTCGCCGAAGGAAAAAGAACGGTTGCAATTTGAGAGCAAGTCATACCATCTTGAATTGACTGATCTATAAAATCTTTTTGGTCTTGAGCTAAAATGACAGGATCTTTACCTGCGAAATGCCTTGTTTGATAATTAATTTCATTATCTGATAAAAATTTTCTTACAGCTCTACCTTGCTTGCTTCTGCCATCAATATTCTCTGCTTCAGGAAAAACAAGTCTTGTTAATTCAGTTAAGTCTGTAGTATCTTCAGCTTGCTCAATGATAATCTGTTTTTGTTCTTCTGTTAAATCCATGGAGGGCCCTCTCTAACGCAAATAATATCTTGATGATCTAGTATTTCTTGAGCTTTTTGCTTGAACATTTTTTTTAAGTTTTTAATTTGTTTGTATCCAGCTTTTCTTCCTTTCTCGTTTGTCTTGTATCCCATTTTTTTTGCAACATCTTCTTCGTCCATATGTTCTACAAATAATAATTCATATACTTGATACTGTTTTTCGCTTAACTCTTTTTTCATATAAATATTTAATTTCTTTTGGGCATCTATTATATCAAAATTATTATCATGCATAGAAGATACTTCGTGCGAGTGATTTTCGAGAGCTAGAGCCATCTTGATTTCGTATGCAGATTTTTTCGTTCTTTCCCATTTTGCGTATAATGGACAAGAAGAGTCCTGTAAACCGCTTTTAGTGAATCCGCATAGAGAAGACTCTCCGCCATCTTTGGACGCGCATGATTGATTAAATGGACAGTTTAAACATGGTCTCACGAAGTTGCTATAATTATTTCGCAAAATGTTTTTCATTTGATTGGTAATAATCTTATTGATCCAAGGTTTAAGAGATCTTCTTTGATCCCATTGGTCCCATTTTTTATGAATATGAGCTTTGATTATTTGTTCAACATCCTCAAAGTCGAACCAAGCAAGCGAATCTAAAAACCACTTACCCCTTCTTTTTTTTATTTCAACATCAATTTCTTTCGCTTTGTCTTCGTAATTATATTTAGGATTTTCTTGGTCTTCCACGTTTCTTAGTCTTTTTTACAGTTGGTTCATCCTCTTTAAATTCATTAAGTTCATCAAGCGGAACTAATTCTTTGAGACTAAATTTATTCGCGTCTTGTTCAATGCTATATGATAATTTAGATATCTCTGGAACTTCATATATATCTACTCCATCTGGATCATCGATAGATATATTGCTCGCTTTTTTTGAAAGCGGGCGTCGAGTAGTTGATTTGTCTGAACTATTTTTTGCCGCAGACAACACGTTTAAACCTTCTCCACATCCTCCGCAAAATTTAGGAGGATTCATAGAGTACATATTTTTATAACCACAATGGGGACAATAAGAAAAAGCCATAATATACTTATTATAGCTAAAAAAAATATTATATCAAATAACCGCTAATTATCCTAGCTTGTTTTCTCACAAAGCCTTCTGCATCTTCGCTCCACACTCTATTTTCTTTTACATACTCTAAAGCTATAATGCCTAATGTTTTTCCATTCAAAGTTTTTACTGGTCTCGCAAATAAACTTTTAACGCCTTTACTTTCCAAGAATGATTTGAAAGCTATATCCGAGTTAAATTTTTGCAATTCAGGACACTTGAAGGTGTCTCCGTTTGCAATACTTTTAATTAAGCAGTGGAAATTCGATATACGAATATTTTGAAGGTTATGACTTTCAGCGCTAATTCCTTCGCTCACCACTTCATGTGTGCAGCTTAATTTTTGTTGACTTCTTCCTGAAAAGTAATGCTCTCCATTATGAAATTCAAGTATATAAACTCTATCCGCTTCAGTTTCTTCCATCACAAAATCCAATGCAGAAACGATATTATCATGTAACGAAGGATCATAGTTAAATTCTTTACTCTTTTTCTCGTCATACTTCATTTTGAAGTACATACCGAGTACAGCGGTAATTGCAGAGATAACCCCCGCAAGCATACTAATAATATCAAATCCTCCACTCATTTCTTAAAAAATACTGAAGAGAATGTCAAAAGCATTATGATTCCTATAATAACAGCAAACCATATCAAGGGCCCATTAATATCATACTTTTGTAATTCATCTATATTATATATTACATCTTCTTTTGTGTTGTGAGAAGCCGTTTGCGTGGGGTTTTTAGGTTTATCTATAAATTTTTTTGAACAGCCAGATAAAAAACTAATAAACAACAATAAAAATCTCATCTTCTTTTACTTGGAATTGCATAAAATCCAACAACCATAAAACATAAATCTAGAAAAGAAGCGAGCATAAGGCCCCCTGTAAGACGAACCACTTCCCAATCTTTTGCGCCAAATATCCAGCTAAAAAAACCGAGTCTCGCACCATCACCTTTAGGTACTATTATGTCATAAGATATATGAGGATTCATAGCATAATATATCATCAAAAAACACAATGTAAAAGTAATACTCATAAATAATATTCTTCTTGTTACTTTCACAAAAGGATCCTTTGCATTTGCTTCTTGACTAGCGATTAAAGCCTGCATCATTTTATCGTCTCTTGCAGCTAAAGCTAATTGGTCTTGCCTTTTTTGTTCTAGCCATGCATTTATAAGATTGCAAGCCAGCTTGATTCCTGCTCCAATGATTGTATTCAAAATAGGACCCATATACTATATATACACTTGTTTTTAAAAAACTAAAAATATGTGTAATATAAGGTATGTCGCAAAGATCTATTCTCGAAACATTAAGCAAAAATTTAAATTCATATCAATCTACTTCGTGGCTTAAAACAGAAAACGCAAAATTAAATGGGTCTACTCCAGCAGAATTAATGATGGAAAATAAAACAGACAAAGTTATTAAAATATTGCCCGAAGAAATAAAAAGAATAAAAAGTAAAAAAAATTAATCTTTCTTGGATTTTTTCTTGCGAACAAGTTGACTATAACAAACCGCGGCTCTTTGTTTGGAATCTTTGAGTTCTTTTTTGTCTGATAAATAAGACATGCAACGATTCATAAAATCACTGTTTTTTTCTTCAGGATTAGGAGAAGGTATTGGCATATCAAGAATATCCTTGCATTTTAATTTCTATTTTATTTGTACAACTTAACTTTAAATAAATACTTCCATCTACAACAGGCAACCATATTCTATGGGAATCATGCCAGTCATTTATATAACTTCTGTGTTTAACCGTATATGATTGCCTGAACTGATGACCTCCCGAATAATTAGAATTATTGTAGTACCGAAAGCGCAATGAATACTCGTATGAAGAATTAGATGAATAAGGGTAACTTTCAAAATTAACTAATGCAGAATTTGCCGCAGAATATATATTTGGTAATTTTATAGATATTTCTTCATCTGAAATATTTTCCACAGTTTTTAAAAGACGTTCTTCAGGAAGCAAAGTAAAGCTTAAACTCGAAAAATTTTGAATAAAAGATGATGCCGCGACAGCATGTGTTCCCTGATTCTTTTTGTGAACAATTAAACGATCAGATTCTGGAGCAAGATCAGAAGGAGGTAGGTCATCTATAAATTGATTAGCCATTAGCAATAACCGTGAAATCTAAATTGGGTAAATTGATTTCCATGATAAACAACTGAAATATTTAATTCAATATTGTTATTTAAAATTGGAATCAAAAAATACCAAGTATCCTCTTTGGCCCTATCATAATAAGATAAATCAAAATAAACTTCGTTTTCAGGAGTAGTATTATCATTACTATTTAAACTAGAAAAATAAGAAAAACCTAACCGAGGATGAGCTTGGCCAACTTGCAAAATGCTACAATAAACAAAATTGGCAACATTGAGACTTGCGATTTGGCTTCCATTTTGATCAACAATAGGATTGGTTGAGTAAGTTTTTCTTCCGGTTGTTCCGTTTGCCCAACTGTCAATAATAATTTCGTCGTCAAACATAATCAATGATGACAATGAAGTATTATAAGCGTTCTTGATCAACATCTTGTATGTATCCGCGCCAGGTTTTTGCACGATCAAAAAATCAGAATTTATATCAAGGTTATTTTGGCTTAAATTTGGAAGATCTTGAATTTGTTTATTCATTATATGTAACCCAATAATCTTAATTCTGCATTTGCAGCATGAGAAATATGTCGATATTCATACAGAAAATAAACTTTTTTATTAATAATTGGCACAAAAATATGATCTCCTCCCATTCTTCCAGCTCGATGCCTACTAAAATTATACGAAAAACCATTACCAGAAAAATTAGCATTATTGAAATATTTTAATTTTATAGTTGGATAGCTTCCTACCCAATATAAAGACATTACAGCTATTTTTGCATCATCAGGAACAGATAAATCGTAGACTTTTCTTTCTGATTGCTTTACAACTAGAGTAGGTTTCTCCAATTGTTGCGAGGGAGACACAGCTGTGATATTTCTTGTGACTTCGTTATTAAAATTATTTAAAGATAGCTTGTATGTTGTTTGATCTGCTTTTTGGGCAATAATAACGTCTTGATTCGGGTTTGCATTTTGAACCTGCAACTCAGGAAGATCATCTATAGTTTTTTCTGCCATAACTTTATTTTACACAATTATAATATATTTTTTTGTTTTTTTCCATACTATATATTAATGAATGATCATTTGAGCATTATAAGTATTTTGTTGCTGATATTTTATATGATGTGGTTTATGTGGGACCAAAATAAATTAATACAAAATCAACACGAGGAAATCCGCACACTACAACAACAAGTTATATTTCATAATCTGTACAACATCAGAACACAGTCGCCAAATCAAAACCCATTATATAATCAAAATTAAAATTTAAAAACTAAAAATTATATATAATATAAAACATGACAGATCAAAACCCCGAAAATAAAGAACAGTCCGAAAATAACGTCTCGCAGGAACGCGAACAAGCTGCGCTTACTCTAGCGAATGAATTTTTAAATAGAGCTACATTAAGCGAAGCATTGTCTCAAGTTTCTCTTTCTGCAGTGATGCAATTAGTACAAAACAGAGCGATTGAACAAGGAAAAAATCAAGTGTCAGAAATGACAGATGATCAAGTTACTGAATTGCTACAAGCTGTAGAAAAAGCTAAAACAGAATCTGCCGCCGATGAAGCGGTAGAAGAAATTTCCGAAGAGACTAACGAAGCCGCTGTAGCGAGTTAATAATTTCGCCCAGATTATAGCAGGCGATTCGGTCTGTTACAATATTGTAGCCCGGTGCAGTTCCTATACTGTATCCGGGCTCTTTTTCGCTCTCCAAGATAAGCTCAGAAATAAAATCGTGAGCACCATAAGATTTTAACCACTCCCAATACATGGTTCGTGTGCCAGGAGCACATTCAAGTAATATATCCTCGAAAATATAAGTTTTTGCATATAATGTAACATCGCGAAAACAAGATATTTCGCTCGGAGGTTCTGATAAGCAAGATTGGATTTTTAGTTGCATATATTTTTATCTTGAGAATATTTTGTATATTTTGTGATAATTTCTTCTTCGCTTAAAGATTTTATTTGATCTATTAAAATTTGGGCCTCAAGTTTACTTTTAAATTTTTGATCTATTTCATATAGATTATTTAAATAAATAACAAAAAGATCATCTCTTTTGTGCTTTATACTAAATATTTTCATATCAATTAATGCTCCCCCCTGATTCCCCTAGAGCCCAAGTTCCGCAATACAGTGGGGCAAATGCAATTTTTGGGTGTCCAGATATTGAAGTTCCATCAGCCTCTTGATTTACAAATATCCAGTCATAATTTCCGTCGGCTGTTGAAGAAATTGTAAACCCTGGATGTTCATAAGTTTTACTGTTTGTACTTAAACTCGATAAAGGAGTACGATTATAAACATCAAAACCATAAATCCCAGCATCTTGATCTTTATCTTCTGTACCTTTTCCAACAATAAATATATCTTTTGAGCTAGAATTTGCAGTTGCCACACTCCACGCTATATCTGCGGAGGTTGGCCAGTGAAAAGTTGCAACTCTTCTGCTGTTAAGAGTGCTTGAATGAGTTGAAAAATATTCGGTCATACTTGCGTAATCAATAGTTGAATTATTAGGGTTTGGATGTGTTAGTAGCGTACTACTTGAACTCAACAACTTCCAGGTTAATAATCCATTTACGATTGTTGGAGAGTATCGACTCAAAACCTCTCGATGGGAATATGGACTAAAACTATAAAAATAATCTAAACTTCCATCAACAGAATATTCTGTTCTATTCATGTCTGAATTTGAAAAATTTGAAACATGAGACATGTTTGCCGTGTCCACCCATTCTAATTTGCCAGAAGAATGTAGTTGGTATTTGCTTAAGCCAAATGGGATATAATCCCAATATCTACTTCCTGAGCTGCTATCATTTTTTTTGGTTTTTCCCCAAACATTTTCTAATATCCATATATAATTTCCATCCGGAGACATTCTGCAATCTGCTATACTTGGACCCAAGGTTGATCGATTAAAATCATAAGGAGAAACAATGTCTTTGTCTTGATTGTATGTAGCACTTGTTATTTCTCGTAAAGTCGCAACAGAATCGTTATAAGGAAGCTGATAACCTAAAACTAAAGGCCAATTTATTGATTTTACTCCCTCTCTAGAGGTTGTGCCATTTTTTCTTTGACCTGGTTCATAACAATGATCTGAAGCTGCAACATCGTTAGAAAATGTTAAATTAGATTGAGCAGATTGCATTAAATGCCAATAGCTATTTCCTGCAGATTTAGTTTGAAAATGAGAATACTCAATTTCGCCCGACGAAACTTGTGATGATGAGACAGTTCTTTGTTCATAAAATACACCAACAGAAGCTATGCCATTACTCATGCTTCCTTTTTGTTCGCAAGAAACTCCAAATCTACTACCAGAATCATTGCATGTTATCCAAGACTTTCCAATATCACCTAAATTAGAATTTGTTACATAAAATCCACCATTACTATTGTATGTAGTTGTTCCCGCTCTTTGCATTAAATTAGCTATTTCGCTCCATGAAGAGTTTGAAGAATTATAATCGTATATACGAACAAAACCATTGCGAAAATAATGCCCATTTTGACCTTTTAATCCATTTCGTATATAAGTTGCAGTTCCATTTGAGCCAGTATTGTAACCAAATTCAGAATCTCCAAGATGAGGACAGCCTAAAAAAATTCTTGTTCCCGCAGCGTTCATGCACATTGTATAGCCCAAATCTCTGTCAGCATTTAAAGTGATTGTTCCTGCTGCTTGCCAACCATATGCAGCTCCATTTGTAGAATTTGATAATATGCTTGAAGCTGAAGGTGTTGATCCGTTATACAAGCTTGAGTTTCTTTTGAAGAGGTATATGATAGCATTCCACGATCCATTTTGTTGAGGTCTATTAACCGCTATCGTTTGGCCGTCATGACTTATGCAAACATTCCACCCGAATTGATTTCTTCCTCCTGTGTCTGTTGGCAAATGTAAGGCTCCATCAAATTGCCAGGTTTGAGAGTTTGTGGCTAATCTCCAAACACAAACAATTCCTTGAGAAACTCTATTCGCCCTTAAATTAGCTGTGGGAAAGCCAGCTGCAACAATTACATTTCCCTGAAATGATCCAGAGGTGGGTTTGGTCATGTCAAAATTTTTAGCTCTAGATATAACGCTTGTATCCCCAAAGTAAATTCCAGATATATCCTGTGCTCGAAAAATTTTTAATGTATTTTCTGGGTCTAAGCTATCATGGGCAAAAACTTGTGGAGACTTGCAACCATTTGATTGGCTCACACTAGATTCTTGAGGGTATAATGAAGTAGAATAACCCGCAACCCACGAAGCATCTCTGGAAATTCTTATTTTTTCGCAATTAACTGAAGGATTACCATATTTCGCATCGCTTGCATTATAACCAGACAAATCCATAGATTTAACCCATTCTCTTGCTACAGAACTAGATGCTCCTTCGAAAGTCGCATAATTCATACCATACAATTCGCTTAGACGATGAGGACGCAAATAGTTATTACCGACAGATAGATCGATTGAATTATTTTCGGCAGTGTCGAATAAACCTATTAAGGATATGTTTGAAGCTCCGATATTGACTCCGTTTTTTCCATTCATAAAAACCCTAGCGTCTTCAATAGAAATTGAACCGCTTGATGAAAATGTTTCTCCCATAGCAAAAATTTACACTTTTTTCTTTTGTATTTTTTCAATTACATATTTTAATATTTCGCTTCTTTTAATATCTTCTGGCCCAAAATAGAATGTATGTATGCCCTTGTCTTTACTTTCGTCATCATTAAAAAGTGAATACATGTCTGCGAATCCGCTTTTTCCATTGATATCGCTTTGCATAGGATCTCCGCAAATAAGTAATTTACTGCCTTCTCCTAATCTAGTCATTAATGTAGTTAATTCTTTAAAAGTAAAATTTTGAGATTCGTCCGCGATTACTATCTCATTGCGCCAACTTGCGCCGCGAAGATAATTGATTGGCATTCCTTTGATGATTTCTCTGTCTTTAACAATGCTGACTTGACCAGGAATCAAAAGCTCGTCAAGCTTTTCATTCATAGGCATCATGTATGGATTAATTTTTTCAGCCATCTCTCCAGGTAATGCGCCGAGACTTTTTTCTCCACTCTCTGCAATTGTTCGTACATATGTAATGCCGCGATCATTGCTCATATTGTAAAGCTGTAAGGCGCCATATATTGCTACATATGTCTTACTGGTTCCCGCGGGACCACTAATAAATATTATTTTACTATCATTATCAAATATAATTTTTAATAATTGAAGCTGTTTATCTGTAAGGCTTATTTTTTTTAGCTTGATATTTATCTTACTTAACGAGTCACGAATTCTTTCGATATCCTCCTCGTTCACTATTTCTGGTTGTTTCTTGCGTCGAGGCATATTTATATATTATAGTTTATATATGTACACGGTTTTTTTGTTTTTTATATAGGCGGATATATAATATTTATAGTTATAAAATGGTTATTTTTAGAATAGCCGCCGATTTTTTTTGGCCCAAACATATGTAGTAAATTATATAAAATGAATTTCATATTGAAAAAAGGCACCCCCCGCCGCTACCACAGAAAACAATGCCAAAATGAATTCATTTAATGGGTAGGGTTAGGCTCTCTAATTGTGAATAACTTTATGTTTTTTTTCTTGCAATTCGCTTGCTTGTATGTTACCTTTTAGGTATATGATTAAGACAAATAGTAAAGTAAACGGCTTCATTGCCAAAGTAAATATAATTGACCGCAAGACAGGCGAGCTGATCAGCTCAAATGTAATGATGAAATGCGAACACCACGCAACAATTGAGGATCTAAATAAAGATCTTGCCAAGTTTGGACTGCCTCGGAAGTTTGAGCTTGTCGAATGGATAAGCTAAAAATAATTCACTTTTTGCTTGCAATTGCATAAAAAATTTCTTAAAGTAATACTATGATAGACAACAATAACACACTCGCACAAGTTAGAAAACAATTAGACTCCAAGCTTGATCTTGGACTCGCACTCTCTAAAGCAGAAGGCAACCTAAACTTTTTGGCTCAGCAATCAAATTCTGACGCCTCAAAGATTGGCATCACCGAAGGCATGGCGATTATGGACGCCTTGCACGCTGTGCAACAAGCTCGCAAAGCATGGCAAAACATTCTGCATAATGAAGTTGCAGACAGAAAATAAAACTTGACTTTCAACCTTTAATAGTTGATAATAAAATTATGCGAAAAGTAACAGCACAAATAAAACAAGCATTTGAACGCGGTGAAGCCAAGACAATTGGCAACACTTCCACAGACGGCAAGACCGTTTGGCTACATGGCAACGCGATTGTCAAACGCGATCCCGACGGGCTCGTGCGTTGGTCACTCGCAGGTTGGAACACACCGACCACACGCGAACGCGTGAACGGCATAGCCAATGCGGGCGTTTGTCAAGTCAAATTCGATCCTATTCTAAACGGTCAAGTAATTGACTCATCCGATTGGTTTGCTAGCAACCAAAAGTTGCCCGATCCTCTTGTGTTCTAAGTAGCAAAGAGTCAACGACTTAGGGCTCCGGCCCTAGGTTTTTATGTAACTTGTTAAGTGTTAACGACTTACGATATAAAAAAACTTTAAAAAAAAGTAAAATAATACTTGACTTTTCGCACTTCCCATGCTATGTTGTACATATGATTAAGACAAATAACTACAAGAAAATAATAATTGAATCCACTTTCAACGGCAAGATCGAGCGATCAACTGCCACAGGCGTAAAATGCATTGAGACATTCAAAGCCGAAAGACTTGCCGACTACGGCAAAGATGCAAAGATCGTTTCAATTCAACATGACGAGGAGTCAGCATCTTGGGCAAAGGCTCTTGAGCAAGATAAAAACTACAAATACAACGGATAAAAAAACTTAAAAAAAAGTAAAATAAAGTTTGACATTTGCCGAAAAATAAACTAGATTGTAAATATGATTACGAAAACTGAAGACATTAAATTCGACATCGAACGCCTCGAAGCTCGCCTTAACAGCGACCACTACGATCACGACTTGCGTAAGTTTGTGCCTGCCACAGGCGACACTCGCAAGTGGATTCTTGCAAGCATCCAAAGCCTCAAGGCTAGACTTCCCCAAGCTCGCCACGAAGACCAAGTCCGTGCCTTTGGTTGGAAATCTGTTGAAAGAAATGCTTGACAGGTCGCCTCAACTAGTTTAATCTTTACGAATAACATCTAAAAAAGGAAATTGCTAAAATGATAAATGTATTCAGAAACCCAAACTTTCAAGGTTGGTTCAATGTCGTCTTTAATGGCGAACTAATTGACAACGCAAGCACTTTTGCCAAAGCTATGGAAATCGCAAAGCGTTTAAGCGAAAAGACTCAAGCTCCGATTCTCTCAAGTAAATAACTCAACTCAAAAAATTATGATCTTAGAAATAATTCTCATCTCTTCTTTCTCTTTTGTCTTTTATGTTATGTGGTCAGATCTTTTATCAGAAGATTGAAAATAATGTTTGACAAAAAATAAAAATAATATAATCTATAAAATTATGAAACTTGCACAAAATCAATTGAATCATCTCCACTCATATGTTAATCAATCTCTGCGTGATATAAGAAACGGAATTGTCCACGCTCAAGGCTCACAAAACAAGAAGCACGGCAAGGCAGGAGAAATGGCAGTTGCAAGACTTTTTAATTTTAGAGATGAAAACGGAAATCTGTTCGACCAAAACGGACACGCTTGCGACATCCCGAAATCTGTTGCCGAGCGTAGCAACTTGCCAAAAGAATTCCACCACGACATTGAAATCAAATTCTACGAAAAGAAACGCAAAGTCTTTTTGATGGGTGACGCAATGAAGAAAATGCAAAAGATAAAAGACGGACTTGTTTTGATTGTCGCGTTTTACGATCAAGAGCCTTGCAATGTCTGCGACTTGCAAATCATAAAAATCGAACCTTGCAAGCACGAATCAGACTTCGAGCATATGGAGAAAATTGTAGCTTTTGTAAAGGATAAGTCAAATCCAATCAAAGGCTTTGAAGGTACAAGAGAAAAAGTCAAGAAAGAAAACAAAAAGTTAAAGACTGCACGATTCTACTTGAATGATAACTCAAACTCCAAATCTAATGCTCGGCAAGTTCAACTTTGCTACAAGCTAAGCTCTTAAGTATCAACAACTTAGGGCTTCGGCCCAAGGCTTTTTCCGTAACTCATTGAAAAACAACAACTTGCACCACAAAATAAAATGCACTTTTGTGAATAACTTTTGCGTTTTTTTCTTGCAATTTGCTTCGTACTGTGCTACCTTTAGGTATGATTAAGTTAAATGATGTTGTTCGTGTCAAGTATGGCACACACAAGGGTAAAACCTTTCAAGTCGTGGGCTTCGCTCGCAAAGATAGCCTTGGCAAGTTAATCACTTGCAGGTTGTATCGTTCTCAGTATCGGTTCAACTTTATGCCTTGGCAAATTGAGATTCATCCCTTTTTTGCTTGACCTTTAACCCTTAACCTGTCAGTATCAAATTATGGAAAATTACAACGGTTGGAAAAATTGGGCAACTTGGAATGTTGCTCTTTGGCTAGGAAATGACGAAGCTCTTTACAAGCTTTCTCGCAGATTTGTAAACTATAAAGATCTTGCGAACAAGCTCGAAGAGATGGACACACCCACAACTCCGGACGGAGCGAGCTACAAAGATCCAGATCTTGACACTTACGCACTTGACGAATGGCTTATGGACGAATAAAAAAACTTTAAAAAAAACTTGACTTTTCCGAAAAACTTTGCTAGATTACTTATATGACTAAAACAGAAATGCTCGACAAAATCTCTCTCCTCCGCGAAGTCCTCGCTGACTCCGTTCTCACTTCCGCTGATCGCGTTGCGATTCGCAACGAAATGGGCGACCTGCAGGACAAGGTCGCACTCCTCGACTTCGAGGAGCAACCCGACATCGACTGGGGTTTTCACGACCAAACGGACTTTTAAAGTCCTAATGGTCAACGAGTTAGGGCAACAGCCCTCCGGTTTTCTGGAAGTCGTTGCATTTCAAGCGTTTACAGAAAAGTTTATACAAGTTTTATGCCAATCTTTAAATTGCATTTTGTGAATAACTTTTAAAGTTTTTGCTTGCAATTTGCTTCTTTTTGTGCTACCTTGTAGGTATATGATTAAGACAACAGAACAAATAAACCGAGAGATCGCTCTCGAAGAAAATCAGCTCGCCATGTGGAATGGCAAAATGGATCAAAGCGAGATTGATTGGATCAACGCTCGAATCTCTGAGCTGAAAGCTATGCTTCCACAAGCTCGCTACAACGACAAAGTTTCTGCTTTTGGTTGGCGATCAGTCGAAAGAAATGCATAAAATAAATCACTTTGTGCTTGCAATTGCATGAAAAATAGTTTAAGTTTAAAACATATGATTAAGAAAATTAGAATTAAAAAGTGGTCAACCCACTACAGCGTTAAAGTTTGGGATAACCCATCCCAAGAATATCCACGAGTTCGTTCTGCGAACATCGACAAAAAAACAGGTCGATCTCCGTACCTTGAGAGAATACTTGCCGAAGAGCAAGACATCACCTTCTCCCAAATTCATGACGATGTCGAAACAATTTGGCAATAAGGCTTGACTTTTACAATCAAATCATTAGACTCAAATCATTATGACAAAAGAACAAGAACTAAAAGAAATCATCAGAATACAAACGCCTGTGGCTGACGAAGGAAACATTGAAGCCATGCAAATGGTAATCAATGCTCAAATCCAACTTGACGAAATTCAAGAAGCTCGCGAGGGACAGAAAACTTTTGAAAAGTTTTTGCTTGCAAAACCACAAACAACTTGCTAATCTATAATCTTATGACAGAATCACAAAGACTCGAAAACATTCGCAGAATTGCCGAAAATACAAACGCACAAGTAAGTCCTGCACTTGCTTCTTTCATTGATGAATTGAAAGCTGAAAAACTCGCTGAAGAAATAGTTGTTGAGCATGGTTTGCTCGAAGCAACTAAACAAGAAGTCGAGGATCAAGTCCAAGAATTCGCATCTGCCGAAGATAAAGCCGATGAAGATGACGATTACGATAATGACGAAAACTTGCACGATATGACTGCAATAAGTCCGTCCATGCGTGAGATTTTTGAAGAAAAAGCTTGACTCAGTTGCTCGCCTTTGCTATAATAGAAGCACATGGAAATTACAACAATTCTAATCGTTAGTTCAATCGTGGGAATCATCAGAATGGTGCAAGATCAACTAGGAAAAGAAGAGTTTTAGTCAACAATAACAGGGGAGAGGGTTGTGAGGTCAGCCCTCTCCCAACCTTTTAAACATCAACGACTTAGGAAACCGGCCCTAGGTTTTTTTGTAACTCGTTGAAAATAATATACTTACAACAATATATAATTTCTGTACTATTCTACTTTTTTTTGTGCTTATTCCATTGCTATGGCATGATGTATTTGTGTATTTGTATTTGATTATTTAGTATTTGGTATTTAGACAAGAGTATTTGTTATTTTAACTTTAGTATTTATTAGCTCAATAGTAAAAGGTGAATGTTGAGTTGCTCGATCAAGATTTGATTCAAGGTTTCGTATTGCGTTGACAATGTAGTCAAAAGTTCCTTGAATACCCATTGGTTCACCGTTTTTTAGTATTTGGTAACTGTTCATAATCCTGCCCTTTCTACTTGTTTTGCTACTACTTTTTCGTTGAAGTCTCTCCGAAGATCGTGAAGTAATTTTTCGTGCTTGATTCCATCAATCTCAAATTGATGCATCAATGCAGTAATTTGATGTGGAAGTTGCCAGCCCAACACATCATCACAAACTCCGAGTGGCACAAAGTCGCCTCGCTGATTGAAGATTGCAACCTCAAAAGTGTTTGGGTGATTGCCGTAAAACAGATCACCACCATCAGTATTAGCGACAACACTAAATGAATAGCCATTGTCGAGAGTTAAGGTAGCTGAGACGCCCAAGTCTTTTGCGTGAGCGTGAGGTGTGAAGTTTAAGTCATCAAAGGTCTTCATGGTAGATGTAGATTGGTTGTTCATTGTGGGTTAGATTTTTGTGTTGTACGAATGTTTTTGTTTCAATGTTTTTTTTGAATGTCGCCTCAGAGATGAATAAATCATTTTTGTCGGTCTTCTCTTCTGAGTGAACAATGATAAAGCATCCGTCATTTGATTTGGTTAACAAGTGTTTCATTAATTACAAGAATAAGGAAGTTGTCCGTCTTTGTCAAACAAATTGTCGTATGCTTGAGCTTTTTCTGCAAGAATCTTAATCGCTCCACCAACAACAGATAATTCTTCTACTTGTTCTGCGTTCATTAGATCATTAAGAATTAGTGGTTCAACTAATCGTTCATCAATAAAATCCATCACATGATCGCCGATTGTTGAGCAACTAATGTCTTGAACTTGTAGATGACTTGGGTCATTAAGATACATGGGTGAGTTTCTCCTTGTGTTTGAGTTTACGGTGAATCACTTTTGCCTTGACCTTGTGTGGTCTCGACTTGGTGAAGAGAATGGTTTTTCTAATCTTAATCATGGTTCAATTATGACAGGTTAATAATCAAAGTCAAGAAAAAATAACTTCTTTGTGAAATAAATCTTCCATGTTTTGCTCTTTAATCCTAAAAGCTGTACCTTTGTCGATAACTCTTACAAGATCTCTCGAACTAACCTTTAATCTTAAATCAATTGAAATTTTGTCGATCACGAACAGATTCTTAAACTTTGATTTATCTGCATTCGTATAATTGTAAACTTCATTGTAATGAAAGTATTCGTTTCTGTTTACTAGTTTAGAATTCGCAAAGACTTTAATGCAAGCAGGAAATTTGTTCTCAAACTTATGCCCTAATTCTTCCCATGTCCACCTTAG